CCGGAGTCACAGGCACAAAATAATCAGGAAGCAAATAACCAGCAACATAAACCAGATGTTTTTAATGGATTGGGCTCTCATGGAAAGTATATTTAGCAGAACCGACCTAAGTAAAAAAGATAAAATTAAACGCTTAGTCCACAAGATTGAGAGCCGTTTGCAATATTTCAATGAACAGGTAGCGTATCGCTCCACTTCTCCTTACTTTGACTTTTATCAGTCAAAATTACAGGAATTTGAAACAAAAGCCGAACATCATCTCAGCATGCTAGAAAGCGTTGGTAATTATTTTCATTACAACAAGACGTTGGGTGACATAGAGAAAGGGGAAGCTAAAGAAGCAGTAGATAGGCGAAGAAAGCTCTGCAAATGGATACAGGAGCGAGAGAAGACATATAGAGATACCTATGACTGGGTAAAGACATGGAAGGACAGGAAAGAGCATATACGGGACGTATTGAAGATAGAACTGCCGGAGGAATGGTTTAGAGATACAGATTATGGATTCCTATTGAAGCAGCTAAAAGAAACAAGCTTTATGAATACAGTGCAATGTATGAAGACCAGGCTAATGATGCAGCTCAAAAAGGCATATGACGATGGTTGGTTTGTGAGCTTTGGAACGCTTACCGTTGATCCTGAACATAAAGACATGGTATTTGCGGCAGGAAGTGACTGCTGGAGGAATTATATACGCAAAATGCAAAGAGAATGCTGGAAAGCAAGTAGCAGATATATAGAAACAGATGAGATGGGAAAGAAGATAACGAAATCAAGGCCCTGGAAAGAAAGCCAGGGAGAAGATTATTTCGAATATGGATCAGTGGTAGAGGAAGGGACATTAACCGGCCAACTTCATATCCATGTATTAATGTTTATGAAGAAGCCGGTAGATTGTAAAGACCCTAATTACGGACTGAAGATACCTTATAAAAGAGAAATAGATGAATGGGAATGGTTCTGGCCGTATGGAATAAGCCAGTACATTGCTGTAAGATATAGTAATTCGGACCCATGGGGCCGAAAAGGATGGATCTGGCCGGTGGACACTATGTGCCAGCCGATCCAGGAGACGAGCACAATAAAATTGGCTCAATATATGGTAAAATACATATTGAAAAGTAAACTAAACTCGAAAGGAAAGGTAACGCCATGGAGAACACGATGCAGTCAGGGAATGGGAAAAATGGAACTGAGGAACACAATGACAACAATGACCAAAATACAGTTGGAAGCCCTGATAGCGTTCAACGTGTACCCGAGGGGTATAAAATTGTTAGGACAGACAGTTCCGGCGAAATTGATACGAGATATAGCCTTGGACAAACTATTGATGAGATACAAGAGCGACAAGAAGAACCTCGTGGCCTTGCGGCCGGATATACGATTGAAAATGCTGCTGAAGAATGGGAAGCTGAAGAGACACAACCGCAGGTCGCGGAATTCTGGAAGTATAATCCAAGAAATCTTCAGCGGAAGGGTCATTTCTGATGATAAAATTCATGTAGAATTTATGGTGGCAAAGGGAATACTGGAAAAAAGATTCCCAACACCAAGTATAGGATGGAATGTTAGTGGTGGAAAAATAACAGGGAAAAACTAATGTTATGAACATAGAATTATCAACAGATGAAATGAATTACATATTGGACGCAATCAACTTCACAATGAAGGACTATGAAGGCGTAGAAACAAAAGAATGGTTTGATAATATGGAAAGAATAAAACAAATATTCCAAACAGAAAAATGAAGCCGAGAACGCATTCGGGCCCTTCGGGCCCTCAAAAAAACTTATCATCGGCTCAACCAGGAGCCCCCTCCGGGGGTAAATCGAAAAAAGCTTTGCATTTTTCGACACCTGGCAGCGCTCCTGGTCTTAGGACCAGGAGTGGGAGCACAGCTCCCCCCGCTCCCCCCTCAGATGTAAAACATGTACTCAGGGGAGCGGCTAGGGCAAAAGGACAGGGGGCAAGCCCCCCGTCACCCCCCAGGCCGATTTAAAAGATTGGGGGGCCCCCTGCCCCCAATCATCGGCCTTAGGCAAATATGAATAAACTTGAGGAGAACAAAATGGAAGAGAGAATTGAAAAACAAATTAAGTGGTACAAAGACTATCAAATGACTGATAATTCTGGCATAATTATGGGCGCATTCGATAGGGGATATATTGCAGGAATGTCACACTGTCTCGACATAATAAGAGAAGAAAACCGAAATAATAACCTTGACACTGATTATGAATAAAATATACATAGCTCAACAAGTTAGAGAAATGATGACTGGGTTAAACCAGTTGAGTGAATACTTAGATGTAACTGTATATGGGAATAAGAGGTTCGACCCGGACCAAGTACTAAGCTTCCTGGACGGTATCGAAGAAAACACATGGAACGTAAAAAAAGAAATAAAGGGAACTAGATAATGGCTAAAAACTTGAACATACAAACAGCAAAAGGTGCAATAAACACAATACTAAACCTGGAATATATCGACCAATGCAAAGCTCTGGGAATAAACGATAGCGAATGGAATGACTTGACGGGCCCAAAGCCCTGGAGTGGTAAGCAGCGACCTATTATTAAAAGACTGGTGGATAATCTCCTATTCGGAATGCTGGACGCAATGGGTCTACCGAGATTTGCGGTCCCAGCTGAATTTGTGGCTAGTGTAGGACTAGCATTTATCTATCCAACTAACTACTGGGCGTTCAGCTCCTGGATGGGAAACTTTCATAGAGCAGATGAATTAGGCAATTTCGATGGCTCTCATAATGGCCCAACAGATGGGCTTGAAAAAGTAACTGCTAGCCAAATATTCGCACTGATTCTACAGCTGAATTCTGATGAAAGTATAGAATTGCTATTCCGAAGATTTCAAGATAAAACAGAACTGACGCTAGGTTATCCAATGGAGGAACAACAAAATGAAAAGAAAACAGCACAAAAATAAAAGTTCTCGCCGATCCCTCCGAGGGAAAAGCGGTAAAGCCTCGTCCAAAGAAACGAAAAAATACTTTCGTGGTGGACAGGTTAAATAATGGAACACTTATCAGAAATATTGATCACTATTCAGTTTAGTTTGACTGCATTTGTGGCTAGTATTCTAATTAAACACATAACAGATAGGACAATACACAAATGAATAAATTTCTAAACGTTGTAGGCATGTTAAAACCCGTACTCGAAGCAGCTGGAGCAATAGATACTCTTGGCGATGCTCTTCTTGATACACTAGAAGAATTCGTCCAGCGAACTGATAATAAAGTTGATGACGCTATTATGCTGCCAGCTATAAAAGGATTCAGAGTTATTGCCGGCATAGCCGACAACGATAGAAAAAAAGAAGAACCAACTGAACTCGAGGTAATAAAATGAAACGAGAAATATACGATCGATCATGCTATAATTTCGTGACTGGCCAAATGGGTTGTTTACAAACCGTATTCAATATTCCTGTATTAGCCGGCGAATCACTTAGCATTGGCCTAGCCGGAGCATTGCGCTTATCACCATTGAAAAGATATATTGTTCTGGATGCTCATGTTCATATCGCTTTCTACTATGTAAAGCACCGTTGGTGTTACCCAGGTACTGGATCCGATGATAGCTGGGAAGACATTATTAAAAATTCCATTGCCGACGAGCGAAGCTCTCCTACTACTTTCGAAACAATAAACCTAGTTACTCCATATGATGGATCACCGTATGACGTATTATGTGTGAAAAAAACATCCGGTGCGGTCCCAGCACATCTTATCCGAGGATATAATAAAATCTGGAATCGTTGGTATAGAGTACCCAACGTAAGTGATCCATTGGACATAGATACTCTTCCTGCTTATACCAGCACCGCAGGACATAAATACGGTAAGCCTATTGCTAGACTGCCTAATTGGTGGAACACCGGAGTACCTACTGGCCGTATAGATAATACTGACTTCGCTGATGTAGCAGCTGCTACTGAATTCAGTCTGCTTGACCTCGCCCAGGTACAAGCTGAATACCGTGACGAAACAGACCGCCAATGGTTTAGCCATCGATATAGAGACTTAATGTCTTCAAAATGGGGCAGTAAAGGCATTACGACAGAAGTTGATGAGAACGAGGCAGAATTACTTTACGATTCTTCTACCTGGCTTAGTGGAATAGACATTGATGCTACGGATACAAGCTCCCTGGGAGAATATGTCGGTAAAAGTGTCGGTGCTATTAATGTAAAAATGCCGCCTCGCTATTTCAACGAACATGGAACAGTATGGTGCATGATGGCTCTTCGCTTTCCTGCAATTCTGAAACAAGAATGCCATTATTTGTATAACAACACTCTTACTGCTGACAATTTCCTTGCATATCCTGAGGTGGTCTCAACTACACCACCTATTGAAATGACTGAGGATGATGTGACCGCTAATGGTGATGCAGATAGTTACGGTATTCACCCTAGCTTCAACTATTACAGGACTCAACCTAACCGTGTGACCTCCGACTATGATGGCAAAGAAGGTTATCCCTTCTTAGATGATACTGATATTGATACTACCGTGTTATTCGATTCGATTACTTATGAAACACCTCGATTTGGATGGGGGACTCCAGGTGCAGATGACTTCTTTAATGGAACTGAACTAGGACATTGGAACCTAATCAGTAAAGCTGAAATTGAATCGAGAAGTCCGCTACCCGCTGCTAATAATTCTATTCACGCTGGTGCTACGCACCTCAACTAGCACACCACCGCCGGACTGGTCCACCGGATTCCCGAAACGGACCATTTAAAAGGAGCAAATTATGTATAAAATGAATAAAATCGGACCCTGGCCAATTATTGATCCTTCTGCGACAAAAGTCGAATTCACGTCAGGCAAAGTTCAAACAGCTTATAGCTCTCCGCTGCAGGTACGTCTTGACACAGCTAACTTAGGCACACGAGACGAAGTTTTTATAAATGCGCAGCACTTTGAATCTGTAACTTTTGGGTTCAATACGCAGGTGATATCATTCGGCGCTTGTCTTGCTCCTCTCGAAGATTATGTATTGAATTATGAATCTCCTATGGTCATTGACGTAAACATGGCCGTAACTGCGTATGATAATGAAAATCCAGCCCCGGAAGATCTTATCCTACTTCCATGGGTTGGATTTATTGATACTGCCGGAATTGCAATCGGTGATGGCTGGCACGCTAACAATCTAGTCTCAAATTGGAGTATAATTCCTACACAATGCTCGAGTGAAGATAATATTTCTATCAATCAACAAATTGTACTGAAAGCCATTACTTCCTCATCATTAGATCTTGATAAATTTGTTTGTGTAGGATTTAGCGCCTCTTCCCACGGCGGTAGTTACCTTGCTCTTGATTATCAGATAAGCGCTCGTTATGCTCTTTCTTCTCTTCAAACTAGCTATAGAGGTGTCTAACATGATAGGCGGCGCAATAGCAGGTGCTACACTAACTACCGGATTAAATCAAATGATCACACCGTCTGCCGGTGACAATGCTAAAGATATAGCTGATCAAATATATCCTGGAACCACTCCCTTCGAACGGCTTAGTGCCGGCGGAGGGGGTGCTGCCGGTGCCGGCGCTACAGAAAGTGCAAGCTCAAAAGCAATGACCGCGCAGATCAATGCAGCTACCCAAGCAAACTTGACTAAGCAAAAAGAAATTAAAAACACCAAAACTATTGCCGATAACAATAATAAAACTGCTAAGGAAGTCGCTCAAATACAAGCAGGTGCCAAAACTGACACCTCAGTCGTAGATGATGCTATTGGCGGTGCAGCTTCTACTGCTGAGTACATTAACGAAGAGCGAAAAGCGACCGATGCCAGGCGAGCTATGACAAAGCAGCAGAAACGCTATTATGATGCTCTAGAGAAGTCCTATGGTAAAGAAAAGGCCAAGGAGATCTGGTCCAAGGAGAATGCTACGGGAAAATTTATTCCGTCTTCGCATAAATCCGGAGTCACAGGCACAAAATAATCAGGAAGCAAATAACCAGCAACATAAACCAGATGTTTTTAATGGATTGGGCTCTCATGGAAAGTATATTTAGCAG